TAAAGCAGACAGCACCTGTAAGCCCACAGCAGTCGATGTAACGGTTAGTTTAAAGGGGGCTGATGATGACCTTCTGGACTTCTGATAAGCTGCCACAGAGCCTGCTACGGCCCTTACAGTTAGCCTCTCGTAGCTATACCCATATGGGATCATTGAAGAGATCAATCTGGCCCCTTCTGGGGGCCTCCCACGGAACGTATTACCTTCACATCTTTCCTTGATATACTCAGTGATTAACTCTATGCCCTTAGAGTTATCCAGTATAACTAAGGAAGTCTTCTTGTCCTCGTAATCGGTTGGTTCTTGTGTTGTAGAATGCACTACCACAGTCTCCTGTTCGTCCTGTAAACCGGGACTTGAGTACTCGTAAGTGTATTGTGTTTCGTTCATCTTCGCTTTCCGCTACTAAGTTTCTTGAGAATGTTATAATGTCAAAGCTGATTTGTTTAATAGAACCTGAACCCTTGATGTCATCAATAGAGCTTAAGTGTCCTTCCTCAAACGACTTACCTCCTTGTGCTTTTCTTAGGTGGCTAATCAAACCCAGCCATACATTATGTTTCTTAACTATCTTAAGTAGGTCAGACATGATTGCATCGATAGCTTCATTACCTGTCTTGCCATCAGCACCTTCACTGACTGCAATAGTTATGTGATCTAGTATAATGTATTGGCATCCAAGAAGACATAGGTTTTCTATCTGATCTATCAATGAGTTGTCTGACACTGCACCATTGTGGTCTAGTAGGACTAGCCTCTCGTTACCAAACACTTGATCAAAAGCTTGACGCTCTTCTTCTAGTGTTGGGTTCTCTGGTGTGAACATTGTAATGAACTTCTCAGCTGAGTCCCCTATGGACTCCTCAAGGGACACCATACCTATTGAATCCTCAGTTGCTGCTTGAAGTTCTAGTACAATCTCCTTGATCATTGTTGACTTACCTGAACCTGTGCCTGATGTGAACAACACTATCTCACCCTTGCGCATACCATCTAGCTTCTCATTGAGACCTTCAAGGCACTTAGGGTAGGGTACAGATTTGGTTAGCTTACGTTCTTGGTATGCTTCCCAGATAGATTCACCACGTACAATAGATGCAGGTGCATACTTCTGTGCATTAAAGGTAGCTCGTTGTAGTAACGATGGATCTTTCATGTAAGTTTCACATGGGTCATTCTCATTAAGCTTAGCCACCTTGACGATGTCCCAACCAATGATCTTAGCAGCAGCTGTCACTGCCTTAGTACCTGCTTCGTCTTGATCAAACATCAGGACTACTTCCTTAAAGCTCCTTAAATACTCTCTGTTCTCTACTAGTATCTTCATGTTAGATGATGAGGGTAGGGATACCACAGGGAATGTCTTGTTGTACTTGTCCATGATAGACTGTTGTACAGCAATAGCGTCTAGCTCTCCTTCTGTTATGATAATTCTTAGACCACCTTGCATGAACAGTGACTGACCAAACAACTCTAGCTTAGGATTCTTGAGGTCACCTACTGCACGAAAGTCTTTAGGGAACATACGTTTCTTATAGCCTACCACTTGCCCGTTGACTGTGTATGGGTAGTAGTGTGCTGTTATCTCCGAAGAGTTACCACGCTCTACCTTCATACCATAGATCTCACACACTGTCTTTGTAAGCTTACGCTCACGAACACCAGCAGTATCATAGTCAGCTATATTTTGTATCGTATCTGTACTCATATCTTTCTCATAGTTATTTGTTTTGTACTTGGGTTTTACTGAACTGTCGTACTGATCTAAGAACGCTGGCTTGTTACATACGAAGCACTTACCTCTGCCATTAGTCCACAATGCAACTCCATCTGAGGAGCTACAGTGGTGGCAGGGGTAGTGTCCAGCGAAAGTTTCTGTTGTTGACATCTTAATTCCACCTTGATTCTTTAATAGACTTTGCGTCTAACCTGCGTTCTTTTGCTAGAGACTTGGTAGTCCTCCTCTCTTGCTTACGCTTGTCTTTCTCTAAGTATTCTGATGTTTCAACTTCTTTCTCTTTCTTACTCATATCTTTCTCTGTTTTAATTAACTAAAGACCAACCGTAATGTGTCTTCCTTAGACCTGTTATTACTTTTGATAGTCCTTTCCGAGTTACTTTATTATCGTAAGCTATAAGACTTAGCCTATCACCGTGATGCACTTTACCATCTTTGTGTGAAAAGCAATACTTCTTATTGTCTGTAAGAGCTACAGATATTTTATACCTTGCAGCTTCTGATTGTTCAAAGGGAGCTATCCATTTGACTGCACCTATGTGGTTGTTGTACCAAGTCCTCTCACCTTTATCATCCCTCTGGGTCAGTACATCATTCTTTGCTAGATGGTATGTCTCAAAGTAGCTGAGACCTCCTCTGCTTGTGTACAACTTGAAGATTTCAAAGGTGAAGTTAGTCTTACCGAACTCCTTAATGTCTTCTGACAGGGGCTTACAGGACCCCATGTACGTACGCCAAGGACTTTCACGTACTCTCTTTCGCTTTTGGTGTACATGAAAGAACTTACGACCCAAGTATTTCTTACCTGTCAGGTTGTTGGTTATGATGTATATGAAACCAAAGTATTCATTGACATCAAAGTCCTCACCATCGTAGGTCCAATGGCCTATGTTATTTTTCATCAAAGACCTCCTCGAGAGTTAGTTGTCTGAAGTCACCCCACTTTCTCCTCATGTATATAAGGTTAAAGCAAGTCTCTAGTTTAGGTTTCCAATCACGTAGGTGGTGGTCACGCCATGTGTTACGCACTGTGTCAAGCAAGTCTTTATGTTCTACACCTGCTAGGATCTTCTCAGCTTTCTTAGGGCCAATACCTTTGAGACCCATGATGTTATCTGTTGAGTCACCAGTGAGTAGTTGCAAACAAAAGAACCTATGTGCAGCTTCTTCATCTATAAAGTAGAACTCCTTCTTGTTAAAGTTGTAGTGCCAACCGGGACACCCATTCAAGTCCTTATCAATGTGTGCAATAAGGTAGTGTTCACCAGCATCCATAGCTTCTTGTGCCCAGATGCAACAGATATCGTCTGCTTCACAGTTGTCAGACTTGAAACAATCGTTAGCCCAAGCGTACTCTGTGACTGCATTACGTCTTTCAGTTATCTTTGGGTCTACTTTAGTGCTAGATCGTTGCGCTTTATAGTCTTCAGCAACTTCATATCTGAAATTACCCTTACCTTTTACAGCTACGTAGCCTTTAACTCCTCCAGTATCCCTCATGATACCGTCAAGAGCCTTGTTGAAAGCTGACTTAGCCTGTGTAACGCTGTCTGTTGTGGCTGCAATACGATAAATGATACTGTCGGCATCTATAAATACCTTATCGTACTCCATTTCACTGTCCAAACAGGACTTATTAAACATCTCAAACACTTTATCGTTGTTGTTAAACATACTTATTACTCTTAGTTAATGTATCTCTGCGTAGTTTATACCAATCTTACCGTCACCATCCATGCATTGAACACCTACAGACTTAGGACCCTCGCGGAATCCTGCTATAGATATGTCAAGTACAGTCTTGGCGTGTTTAGTTGGTGTAACCCATGCAGTTTCATCATGATAGAACAGGATAGGGTATGTATTTTCTATACCTAGTTCCTTGATAGCCTTGTATTGGTACACAAGAGCGGTTTTACAGGTGATTCCTTCTAGAGTTTGTAGTAAATAGTTCAGTAACTGGTGTTCTGAGCCTACAAATATACGTCTACCATCAGCACCTTTGATGAATCCTATACCAGTTTTCATCTTGTTGTGATTAAACTCATATATTAAGTCATCTTTTAGTTCTTTTAGTAGTGGAAATGCTTCACTGAACTTAGCATCTGCTATCTTACCAGCCTTAGGACTCTTTAAACCTGTTATTACCTCACCAAGTTTAGCAACACCAGCCCCAAACAGGTAAGCATATATGAAAGACTTTGCTTTTGATCTAGAGATACCAAGGATAGAGGCGTTACGTGAGTGTGCATCAGTGCCATCAGACTCTTTACCTGTTACTACAGAGGCTGTGAACTTATCATCTTTCATGTAGTGTGCTAGTCCACGGAATTGATTACCTGCAGAGTCAGCACCAACAAGCTTATGTCCTTTCTCACAAGTAAGAAGTGACCTTAGTTCTTTACCATAAGATGCATGTACTCCGGGAATGTTTACAATACCACGATGTCTACACCTGAAAGATGGTGTGCCTATGCAGAACATATCACCATGAAGCCTACCATCACCCCACAACTCTACGATATCTAGCCAGCCTTCTACTACAGCAAGTCTTTGTCGTAGCATATAGTATTTACCAATCATCTTACCCACTAGACCTAATGGTTCTAATGAGGAGTCTGTTAGCTTTGGTGATTGGTTAACCCACTTGTTACCTATCTTCTTAGCTGTCCAATCATCAGGCTTCCACCCAATGTCGGTAAGGTACTTCTTTACTAATGCTAGTTGACCTAGTTGTATAGGTTTGATTTCTATCTTAGAGTAAGGACCACTGACGGAACCTTCAGACGCTTTAACTTCGGGGTCTAATTCAAACCAATCGATTACGTTTTTATAGTAACCACCATTCTTCTTAACTACCTTATCAACTTCCTTAGAACCCTTACGTACACAGATGCTACCTATCTTAGGTTCTAGCTCGTCTTCTATTGAGTGCATCTTCCATATCAGTTCGTCTTTAAGTTCTTCTGCAGCCTTACTGTTGAACAACCAACCTTTAGCTGTGATCTCTGCATTGATAGCTGCAAAGTCATGTTCTAGTTGTAGGCCTTGTAAGAATAAAGGGTCACCTCTCATTTGGTTTGAGGCCTCTTTGGAAAGTCTGTTGTACACTAACGTGTTTAATGTAACGTCTTGTTTACAGTATGCCAGCATCTCTTGGTTGTAGTTAGTCCAATCGTGGTAGTCTCCCTTAGGGTACTTAAAGTATTCACCCCAACCAGCTAGTCCATGTCTATGTGTGCGTTGAAACATACATAGCTGTGACATTATAAGTGTATCCCATATCTTCTGAGAGGGCTTAGGAGTCCATCCTAAGAGTCGTTTAAGAACTGGTAGATCATATCCTATTACGTTGTGACCTGCTATTAGATCAGCTTCTGAGAGCTTCTCGAGGCCCTTAGCTAGCGATGGTAGCTCATCATCGTAATCAGAGTATGCATGTATTGCTTTAGTCTCTACATTTTGGTACACAAGGCACCAGATTTTAGAGACCTCTGGTATTAACCCATCAGTTTCTATGTCAAATATTAGTTTAGTTTTCATTTAGTCCTCCCAGACTTTGAGCAGTTTGATGACCTACTCAGGTCGATTGTTAATTAGTTGTTACCAGCCCCAAGAATTACCTGTCATTCCATCAGCTGAGTAATCAGTTACTCTACCCTCAAAGAAGTTCTTGAAGGAGTCACCATTGAGTACCCAATCTAACCAAGGTAATGGGTTCTCTTTGATATCCCAGTTAGGTTTGAGACCTAGATTGGTTAGTCGTCTGTCTGCGATATACCTTATGTACTCTTTGACTTCACCTTTCGTGATACCTTCCACACCTCCCATCTCAAATGCAAGATCAATAACTTTGTCTTCAAGATCGACAGCAGTGCGGTACATTTCATAGATAGATAATTTAAACTTATCATTTACAACCTCTGGATTTTCAGTTAAATAAGTACGGAACAATTCTGTCATCCCGTCTACATGTATGGTCTCATCTCGTATGGACCACTCCACTATCTCGCACATACCCTTAAGCTTACCATATCTTTGGAAGTTAAGTAGCATTACGAATGCACTAAATAAACTCATACCCTCATTGCATACTGTTTGGGCAATAGACTTTGCTAAACCTTCTTTAGTATCTGGGTCGAAGTTTTGCATGAACTCAATCTTATCAGCCATAGCATTGTATTCTAGGAATGCTGTGTACTCAGACTCTGCAAAACCTAAGGTGTCATTCAGTAATGCATAGCTTCTCATATGAATTGTCTCTCGGTGTGCGAATGACAGCATCATCATACGTGCTTCATTGTTTTTGATTCGTGGTAAGAACACATCTACATAACTACCACCTACGATTACATCAGATTGTGTGAACAACCTTAGTATCTGAGTTATGAAGTTCTTTTCTTCAGATGAAATCTTACCAGACTTCCATTGGTTTACGTCTTCATTTAGATCACACTCCCATTCACCCCAGTGTAACTTGTCATGTTCAATGGCTTGTTGTACAAAGCTTGGGTGGTTAAAGGGTTTGTATGCGAGTGATTGATTCAGTAATGCATAGCTTCGCATGTGGATTGTCTCTCTTTGAGCAAAAGATAGCATCATCATACGTGCTTCATTGTTTTTAATGCGAGGTAGGAACACATCTACGTAACTACCACCTACGATTACATCAGATTGTGTGAATAATCTTAGGATTTGGGTGATAAAGTTCTTCTCTGATGAAGAAATCTTGCCAGACTTCCAC